AGCCACAGCTTGATCTAGAAGTGCTTCCGCACCTGCATAACGATGTTGTAAACATCGCCGCTAGAATGACCAACAGTTGTGAACAAAACGTCACCGTTTACGCCAGAACCCGCATTATTGGGTATTCCTGTAAAATCAGAAAAATCCAGCGTATCTGCCCAATCAGCGTTAAGCTGCCAAGCAAGCACGTTAGTAGACGCATTGAAGAAGATCTTTACACCCATACCAATTGTTGAGTAATAAATCTTTTGAATGGACACCTTCGTGCAAGCCGCTCCAGTTACAGGGTCAACGGCAAGCGCAGAGACATCTATCTTAGCAACGGCGCTTTCACCAGAACCATCGCTAACATTTGTAAACCTAAAAATGGCAGTGTTGCCGCCATCCTGAATGGTTTGGGTTGCTACTGCATCAGCCATGATTGCCTCCTACTATTGGTCAGCAAATGCGGGGGCAGTTGTGCTGGTAACATTTCCGAAGATTTGATAGTTCGTTGTGTTCAAACCAACGATGGTTACATCAAATCCGGCAGGCACATTCAACTGTATGCTGCTGTTAGAGTTGCCATCAGAGAATACTGAACTCACCTCGTTACCATCCGTATCTAGGAAAGTAACACCACCAATATAAAAGTTAGTGTTGCCGGGAGTAACAATAAGCGCATCCGTAGCATCAGCAGCGCCACCAGCGTAAATGAACCTAAAAACAGATCCAGCAATAGGAGCCGGAAGCGTATAAGTATTATCTTGACCACCGTCTGGAACTAATAGAATCCTGCCGCTGTGGGTTGCGTTAGTTAAAGTTACGGCTGAATCAGCCAAGCTGACTGGGCCGTCGCCCAAAGTTGCAATCTCAGTGATTGCACCAGAGGTGCCGTCTTTGCTTACAGTTTTGAAGGTGCTTTCAGAGCGAACCGCACCAGTGAAAGTTGTAGTACCCATTGTAGTCTCCTGTCTGGGTTAGTCCAAAATGTTCCACATGGAACAATCGGTCAGGAAAAGAACAAGGGCCACCAAATGGCAGCCCTGTTCGATTGCCTAGCTATTAGCTAGATCCGGGCGATCCGTAAATACCCAATGGGTCAGATACGCCAAACGAGTATCGCTCACGCGCTTTATAGCGCACGTTACCCGTATCGAAGTCACCATCCATCGACGTTTCTAGCGCAGTACGCTCAAACATCTTCATACCGTTTGGTATGTCAGTGATGATGAAGAACGCATTGCTGTCAGTCAAATAGTGATTAACAGCGTAACCGCCGGGGATTGCACCCATATTGCGAATGGCGTTCAGGTCGTTGTCAGCCGTGCCGACACGCTGAGTGGTCTCCAGCAGACGATCTGCCGTAAACATCAGTGCAGGCGGTACAACCAAGCTACGAGGACGGGCTGCGATTAACAGTCCACGCTCATCTGTGAAGGCTGCAATCTCAATGATTGCCTGCTCCAGTGAGGTCTCGTTCAGGTCAGCACCAGTAGATGGACGGTTGGAATTGGTTCCACCGTTTACTAATGGGTGCGAAGCGTTGAACAACGTAACACCGTCTCCAGATTGGAAGCTGGTGAAGCCATTGTTAAGCGGATTCGCTGCTTTAACCTGCTTGGTGTAGGCCATAGCCCGTGCCAAAGCTTTCGTGTAGCGAGCAGAAAGAGAATCGTAGAGATTGTCTTCCATCGCTTCCTCGGTGATGGCGAAGCCCATCGCTATCGTCTCGTGATTGTAGCGAGCCGTGTAGCTTTCTTGAGCCGAATCATAAGAGATTGCAGCGCCTTCAGCCTTAACGGGAGCAGCACCAAAGCCGCTCAGTTTCACTTCTTCCTCAAAAGAACGATCAGAACTTTCAGTCTCATAAATGAGAGTGTGTTCGTCTTCGTATTTCTCGTACTCCAAACCAAACAGAGCGTTAAGCCCCGGCAGGAGTTCTTTAAGCATTTGCGCTCTTGAAATTGCCATTGCCTAATTCTCCTTAAACGCCGAGCTTGGTTTCGTAAGCGTGGCTCAAAGGCAGGTAGGTTACGATGCAGTCTGTAAACGCATCACCTACGGTGCTTGTTGGGCCATCTACGAAATCAACGACACGCAGTGGTAGGGTATTAGTCGTAGCAATAGAGCCGCCGTCTAAGGCGTTCTTGCTTCGACCGATTGAAGTTGATCCAGCAGTGTTAACCGCTGAGATGTTGTTTCCAAGGCCGGTCTGGGCAATAGCCTCATCACCTTGCATGCGGAACAACAACTTAGGATCATCGACAACGTAAGCAACGATATCATCAGCAGCCGTAGATGCTGGGAATTGTTGGTTAAACGTCATCTGGTTTGTGCTGGGATCTGTGTAAGCGCAGCCTACGAAGATACCAACGGTGCCAGCAGCAACAGAAGTTGTTACAGCGGCTTTTTCAACGGTGCCAGCAGCAACCAATTTTACGAAATCGCCATAGAAAATAGCAGTTGCGTAAGCATTGGCGATCTTAATGTGACGAACCTTGCCCGTAAACGAGCCGCTCGCACTTAAGGTATCAACTGGTTCAGCACCCATAGGGGTTGCAACGGTAGCCATAATGGCCTCCTCAAGTTAATCAACCAACCCCTTGCCAGAGGTTAGTCCTTACCAAATGAAGACACCCGTGTGCTTCGCTCAGGATTGAGCAATGGCATACGAGGGTCATTTTCGCGCAAGAAATTATTGTCCACGGACTGCATCTGATTATCAGCAACCTGCTCAAAGTGCTTGGTACGAGCGTCCATTCTAGCTTTATCAGCCTTACACAGAAGCAAACCACCAACCTCTATGTTGCCCTCAAACTGAGATCCAACATCAGAAGCCAACATAAGCTCAGGATGATCTTCAGCCTTTACAGGCTGCCAACCCTCTCTAAACATTCTGGACACATGAACATTGTCTGATTCACCAAGAGTCTTGGTTCTCACCCAACGAAACACCCATCCATCTTGTGGCTTGGGGTCTGGCAGGATAGAAGCCGGAATCCATGAATCACTAGGTCTTGCAGACGCATCTCGCGTCTCGTTTTCTCTAGGTGTGCGCTCTTCAGTCACTGTTTGCCCTCCTTAATGAGTTGCATCGCGTACTGTTCATTGGTAAGCCCGATTCGCTTGGCGAGAGCAATCTGGCTGGACGTTAGCCGTACTTTGCGCGGTTTAGCACCATTACTCCTTGAGGAGGGTGCCACCACCGACGAGGGCTGATTGACAGTCACGGGCGCGTTACGTCCATATGTATCGCTAGAGTCCTGCCAATCATAATCTGGGAATGCGCTACGCATTCTTGAATCTATTCGTTGAAAATATTCAGAGGAGTTTGGTGCTACACCCTCCTGAACAGCTTTAGCATGAGCGCCATAAGCAAGGCTTGTCATCTCTTCAAACCCCGGCTTCATGAACCACTCATTACGAGAAGCCCAGTCTTGGGCCTCTGGATCAACAGTAGCCTGTTGCGGCTGCTGCTGCGCTACAGCTTGTTCCCTTGCAAGCTGCTGCTGATATACCTGCTGTTGGTAAGCATCATCCGCTACCGTTACAGGCTTGTTTGCTAGGCTTTGTTCGTACTTGTTGGCTTCTTGAAGCTCAGACTGCGCTCTCATCAAGCTTTCCTGAGCGGCAACTACGTTATCCGTATCACCCTCTTCGTAAGCTTTCTTGTAATCCTGCCTAGCAGATTCCAATGATAACTGAGCTTTGTCTTTAATCTGACTTATCAGAGCCGCTTCACCGCGATTGATCAAAGATTCATACTCTTTGTTCTTTGCGGTAACCGCTTGAGCGTAACTCACAGCCTCTTCACGAAGGCGTTCCGCTGCTTCTCGCTGGCGGCGCTCCTCGTTTTGTTCGTACCTAAGCTTGTTTATTCGCTTCTGTACACGGTCACTGTATCCAGAGAGTTCATCGTCATCGATATCGCCATCTGACGAACTAGCCTTTGGTGCGCGACGATCCTCTTCTGGACGGTCATCGACAATCTCTAACTCTAGGTTAGGATCAGTAACCGCCTCTTCGTTATCTGATGAGCGACCAATAGTTGTCTTTACGCCAAAAAACTTTTCTTCGGCTGAAGACTCTTGGAAACCCATCTCTTCTTGTGCTTCGCTCATACCTTAACAATCCCCCTTGGATCTTCTACAACGGCTTCAACGCTATCGTCATTAATCAAACGGAACTCTTTGTCGTGAACCTTGAATCGCGTCCCAGAATAAGACCGCATCAAAATAAAGTCGCCTTCTTTGCAGGACGGGCCGGATGGAAACCGCTGTGAATCGCTGTATGCGTCTGGGCCTAGCTCTAAGACCAATCCGACGATAGAGCCAATCTCTTCGTTGTGCAGGGTTTCAGTGGCTTTAAGTATGCCACCAGCCGTCTTTTCTTCAGGTTCAGGTAAAGCAATAAGTATTTTGTAACCTCTAGGTTGAGGCAACTGCTTTGCTTTGCGTGACTGCTCGTCCTCTTCAGGGACTGCGTCATCGTTAATTGCTAATGATTCGCTCATTAGTTGTCCTATGCACTGGAAAAAAGCGTCCAGAGTCGCTTGCACCGCTTATGCGGAGAAATCTTCCTCTACCTTGGCCTGCATATCCAAAAGCTCTCGTTCTGCGATAGCCAAGCCTTCAATGATTCCGACACATTTTGAGTATTCACTATAATCTTTACACGCGCCACCACTTATATGGTCAGCGTACTCGTTCATCTGATTACGCAGTGTTTGCCTGTAATACTCAAAACTGTTTACAGAGGATACACTACTCACCTTCTAAGTCCTTAGCTATTTCTCTGCCAATCTTAAATCCTTCCAACTGCTCCTTGGATACAATCTTGCGCTCTTCAAGCTCTTCTTTGGAGTTGTTCTCGGCAATGCTTGCTGCCAGTTTAGCTTGAGCCAAGCGAGCATCCTGCTCCAACCTGTCCCTTTGTAGCTGAGAGTTGCTGGCAGCTTTTTGCATATCAAGCTGTATCTTAGCCATCTCAGCTTGAGCCTTGGTCTGAGCCTGCATCTCTTTGATTTGCAACTCTTTTTGTTGCATCTGCACGATAGGATCTTGAGCTTGTTGTTGAGCCTGCTTGGCCTGAGCCTCTTGTTGATTCTTGCCAGTAAGTTGTTCAGCAGCAGGAGCAACAAGCCTAGAGATTCTAAACTCAATATCTTCTGGCAACGCTGTATCAGGCGGCGGTAGCTCGACACCAAGCTGCTTTTCGATCTCCATTCGGTACTGAAACGCCAAGTGTTCTTGAATATGCGCTGCCAATGCTGCGCCAGCCTTCTGTGCGTTTGGACTCTTTGACATGATCTCCATGATCTTGGGGTCTTCGATCATCGCTTTGTGAGCAGTGATGTGCGCCTCATGGTCTTGGTAGATAAACGCCTTAACAGGTTCGCTGTTGATGATGTTCATGTTTTCAGACACTGGGTCTGTAGGCTGCATATCGCCCTCTAGAGGCACGATCTTGTCTGCATCCCTTATGTTCAATATTTCTAGCATCTGACGGTGCAGCAACGGCAGGTCATACATATCGGGCGACTGCTGCGCTAGTTGTAAAGCCGCTTGATACTGCATGATCCTTTGCGCCATCGTTCCAGCATTAGGATCGCTGACGGGGATGATATCGACACGGTCATCAAAGTCTTCACGGGTAAGCGCGGGGCCGTCTTCATCGTATGGGTACTCTTGAGGCCCAAAGTCTTTTACGACATTGGACAGTAAGCGCAGTTCTATACGCATGGAGGCGTGTAACCGCGCCTGCACCGCGCTCATCACCTTCATGGAGCGTTCTAGGATGGCTAATGTGGTGCCAACCGGCGCTTCTGCGTTCATGTCAGCCGCTTTTACGTCAGCAGCAGAAGCAAAACGCCGCCCTTCCTCTACAATGTCGCCCATAAGCTGGTACAAGACCGTGCTTGGCTCTTTGTAGGGTAAAAATCTGATGTTATCTTGGATTGTACCGCCCGGAACGTCCACATCGCGGAATTCTCCCGGCATAATCGGCGTATCATCGCCTTTAATCCGCAATCCTCTCGACTTTAGGCCGCCCGGAAGGT